GCTCTGCATCGGCTCAGGAGTCTTTGGCTCAATCATTTGCGAACATTGGAAAATCTTTTGCGGACATGGCCGCGAGGCTTGTCACTGAATGGCTATTCATGAAGGCCATTGGCCTTACCGGAAGTTTGTTCCCTGGAAGTTCTACTCTCACCTCTTCTAGTGGCGCAGCCATGACCGCTGGTCAAGCCACTGATGCTGGCTTCAACATGGGCGCATCTTTGGCCAAGGGCTTTGCGACTGGCGGCGTCGTCACCGGCCCCACACTGGGCCTCATAGGCGAGGGGCGCTTCAACGAGGCAGTGGTGCCCCTCCCCAACGGCAAGAGCATTCCAGTGGATCTGGGAGGCGGCGCAGGCGGCGACATCGCTACCAGCATTGTCGTCAACGTCAACAACGGCCAAGCAAGCTCCTCGATGAAAGGCAATCAAGGAAATCAACTCGCCAAAAACATTGAAGGAGCCGTTAAAGAAGTTATCATGCGAGAAACTCGCCCTGGCGGCATCATTTATTCTTCTAGGCAATAATTATGACTCAGCCAACGCTATTCACTGGCACTGACGCAGACCAAATCTTTGAATATGGGACGACGCGCCTCAGGGGGCGTCGTCTTCGTCGTTTCCGTCTTGGTGATGGCTACGAACAGGTGACGCCTGATGGCATTCGATCTGGATTTCGGCGATATGATTTACGCACTCGTCCTTTGACAGACGTGGAGGCTCAAACTTATGATGATTTCTTTCATGATCTCGAAGGGGATTTCTTTTATGCACAATTCCCCCAAGATGATAACACGTTTAAATATCGCCTAGATCCAAATGAATGGACATGGGAACGCATTGGTCCCAATTCCAACATTATTTCATTTTCTGTTCGCAGTATTGCTGATTATCGGTCATGACTATTGAGAACGATGTGCAGCAAACGTGGCATGATGCCATCGTTGAAATGTACGAACTTGACATTTCTGGAATTGTTAGTAATGGTGATACGAGCTTCTATTTCACTGCTGAGACAATGCGTGATGATTCAAAAATTCGATGGCGAAGGTCTGATAGTGATGCGAGCTTAGTCACTTATGAGCCGCTGCCAATTCAGGCAGCGGGCTTTGATAAATCTACGAAAGGGCAAATTCCCACGCCAGAACTGACTGTTTCCAACATTTTTGGCACATTCTCTCAAGTGATTAACGACTTGGATGATTTGGTGGGGGCAAAAGTTTATCGTCGGCGCACATTGTATAAATACCTTCCTGGCGGAGGCGCCACTAATCTTGATAGCTATTTCCCAAGTGACCTCTTTTACATTGAACGCAAAACGGCAGAAACAAATCTATATGTGACGTTTCAACTTGCAAGTCCAATTGACCTTGAGGGACTGCGCTTGCCGAAGCGTGTTATCACTCAAAACTATTGCGTGTGGAAATATCGCGGAGCGGAATGTGGTTATGCGGGAGGACCAGTGGCGGATACGTTTGATCGCCCCACGTCAGATCCTAATGTTGATCAATGCGGAAAACAAGTGAGTAGTTGTCGTTTAAGATTTTCGGGACAGTTGCCATTTGGCGGATTTCCGGGAGCCAATTTGACGCGATGACATCTCCCATTTCTTCTGCATTGCTTCAAGACATTGCTGTGGATTGCTTGAAGAGGCTTCCTGAAGAAGCTTGCGGATTGGTAGTGAATGGTGCCGTTGTGCCATGCAAAAACATTCATTCTTCGCCATTGACTAACTTTGCAATTTCTCCAGAAGACTATGCAAAAGCGGAGGATCTGGGGGATGTTGAACTTGTGTACCATTCGCATGTAGGCGGAGAATGCAAGTTTTCATCGCATGACATTAAAGCATGCAAACAAAGTAATTTGCCGTGGTTGATTTATCACGCAACGTCTGGTAATCACATTTATGCCGATCCTCGCGGAACGGCGCCTTTTGTGGGGCGCCAGTGGAGCTATGGCATTCATGATTGTTATGGCTTGATGCGCGATTTTTATTTGCAGGAATTTGACATTGAGCTTGACGATTTTGAGCGAGGGGAGGAGATGGAGTGGGAAAAGGGAGGATGGTCAATGTTTGCTGACAATTGGAAAGCGCAAGGGTTTTATGAAATTGAAGAGCCGCAACGAAGGGGTGATGTAGCATTCATGCAAATTGATGCGCCATCAATCAATCATGCTGGCATTTTTGCAGGTGATTCTAATTTGTTTTATCATCACTTAATGGGACGTCTTTCTGAGCTTAGTGTTTGGGGCAGTTTCTGGAGAAAGGCTACGGTAAAATTTATCAGACACAAGGAGGCATAATGACAGAACGTTGCGTAGAAGTGAAGATTTTGGGAGAGCTTGGGCGCAAATTTGGTCGTTCGTATAAGTTCTATGTGAATAGCCCTAAGGATGTTATTTCTGCATTGTCTCGTCAAATCAAGGGCTTCAAAGAATATCTAGTTAATGCGCATGAGAATGGCATTGGCTTCAAGCTTGTCACAAACGATGCAGAAGGTATTGACTATCAAGAGCTTGGTTTAGTTTGTGAGCAATTGATCATTGCACCAATCATTTCCGGGGCAGGGTCCAATGTGGGGCGAATCTTGGTGGGAGTTGCATTGGTTGCATTGTCATTTGTGAGCTTTGGTTCTAGCGCATTGTTTGCTGGTGCCTTTACTGCTGGTGCCACTGGTAGCTCTTTGCTTTTCACATTGGGCGCAAGTTTAATCTTCACGGGACTGTCGGCGTTGTTGACGCCTCCAGTGAGTACGCCTAAAACTGAATCAGAACGCAGTGAAAGCTTTTTGTTTGATCGTGCTGCTGAGCTGACTACGCAGGGATTTCCAGTGCCAGTGCTGTATGGCGAATTCTTGGCGCAATCGCCATTGGTCATTTCATCTTCTATTAGTACAGAGCAAATTCCCGTTTGATCAATGATTGATGAAGATAAGCTAATTCTGAGTGGCGCTGGAGGAGGCGGCGGAGGCGGCGAGGCCAATGTCCCTGAAGTGGAGGATGACACTCTGCGCAGCAAAGCCACGGCTAATGTCGTGGCGGCACTATGCGAAGGGCCAATTGAAGGATTTGCTGATTCAGCTCCCAGAAGCATTTTCCTGAACGATACGCCTTTGCAGGACAATTCTGGTCGTAGTAATTTTGGGGACAATGTTCAGTATGAATTTAGGCAAGGCGATATTAATCAAAGCGCTCTTGGGGGATTTGGTGATGTGCGAATTGAACAATCAGTTGGCACTCAATTAAGGCAATCCGCTGGTCCAATTAGTGTTACAACGACAAGTAGCGAATTGGACAGAGTGATTGTTCGCATGGGAGTTGCTGCGTTGTATTGGATACAAGAAGACGGCGACAGGCGAGCTTATAACGTTGATTTTCAAATAGATATTCTTGATAAAAATGGCAATCAAATTGTAAGTGCAAGAAGGGAAATTTCAGGAAAATCTAGTAGTCCAGTTGACTTTGAATATGAATTTGGTTTGTCTGGCGAAGGGCCATGGACGGTGCGTGTCGACAGACTATCTCTTGATCCTGATGACCCTGCGTTTGACGGCGGGGCAGTGCGTGTAAATGAATTGTATTACAAAGCCGTGGTGGGCATTATCAATAAGGGGTTCAAATATCCTGGCACGGCGCTTATTGGCTTGAAATTTCGTTCCGAAGGTTTTAGTTCAGTCCCTAGGGTTAGCGCTTTGTTGAAAGGACTGAAAATTAAAGTGCCAAATAATTACAACACAAGAGACAGGACATATTCAGGAATTTGGAACGGAGGATTTAAGGTGGAATATAGTAATAATCCGGCGTGGGTGTTTTATGATTTAATCACAGACGAACGCTATGGATGTGGAGATTTTATTAATGAATCTGACATTGATAAATTTGCTTTGTACGAAGTGGGGCAATATTGCGACGAAAGAGTGAGTGATGGAAGAGGCGGCAATGAGCCTCGTTTTGTATTTAATGGCTACATCAATAACAGGGGAGAGGCTTATGAAGTGTTAAATTCCTTGGCGGCTGCATTTAGGGGGATGTTGTACTATGCAAATGGTACGATTGTTCCCACGCAAGATAAGCCCGGATTCGTCGTTAAACATTTCAATCCTTCCAATGTCATTCAAGAAGTGAATGAACAAGGCGACATCACTGCACCGCCTTTTGTTTATGAAGGCACTGGACGTAAAGCAAGAAAAACGATTGCATTAGTTTCATGGAATGACCCCGATGATCTATATAAAACCAAGATTGAATACGTAGAGGACAGACAAGCGATTGATCAATATGGCTATAGAGAAACTGAAGTGAGGGGGTTTGGCTGCACGTCTCGCGGACAAGCCCAAAGGCTTGGCCGCTGGATATTGGCAACCAATCTTACAGAGAAGGAGACAGTGAGCTTCAAGACCACTGCTCAAGGGCTGTTCTTGATGCCAGGCGAATTAATTGAAATTGCGGATCCTGATAAAACACCAGGAATTGCTGCTGGCATTGTTGTCGCTGGTTCGTCATCAACGAGAATCGTTCTTGATCGTGCAGTGACAATCAATAGCGGCACATCATATCGTTTGCAAGTTGTGTTTCCAGATCAAAACTATGGCACTGACGTGACCACGGGAGCTGGTACGCACACTGCTATCAACGTCGCGTCGGCATTCCCATCAGCCCCTGCAGAGGGAACCACTTGGCTTTTGCGTCCCACTTCAGCAGAACGTCGTAAATATCGCGTGATTGGCTTGAACGAAAACGAAGATAACACTGTAACGGTTGTGGCCACAGAGCACAATGAAGATAAATATGATCTTGTTGAAACCTCCACTTATTTCACTGCATCGGTGTCTTCTGTTGCTCGCACTAGAGTGGTGCCAGTCGTCACTCCTTCGTCTATCGTTCTCACCACGTCGTAATGGCAAGAGTTGAAGCATCGTGGACATTTCCGCGATATGCGCCCTATTCGATTTTGAACACAGTGACTCCTTTGGTGGCGTGGGTGGATCCCATTAACCATCCATTGGTCCGAGAATTTCGAGTGCAATTACTGAACGTAGATGAAGGCGTTTATCGCGACATTGGTCGCACACAATTGACATACATTCAAATTCCATCAGATGACTACGACTTGCAATCATCGTATAAAATACGCATAGCGACAGTTGCAACTGATGGCAG